AGCAGCTGACCTGGCTCGTTGATCGACACAATTGTCGACTGAGCTAAGGTAACGTACGGGACAGTACCGTTTGAGATGTTATTGGCAAAAACATGAGATGTCCTTGTTTCATTGATGTAGACCGCAAATGCAGTCGCAGCGTCAACGTTACAGCCGGAGATCAAGAATGTAATTTTGTATCGACCTATGGGCATTTCAAAGCCCTGCGTACCGAGGTTAACGATCCCAAAAGGGTTCGCAACTTCCGTGTTATACACTAGCACGTCTTCGTAGTCGACAATTCCACTCGATTGATCGTGAGTGAACATTGAGATGACTCCTGGAGGAATACCTCCACTCGAGCCACCTACTTGTTTATCCACCAACTCAATATTGTACTCAACCTCAAGATAACCGTGGGCTGACGCGTCAGCGCACCCTTCTGCGGAGACGTGAAGTCTTCCGAAGTCGTATGTCTTGAGATCAGTGCCGGGTATCACGCTAGATCGCGTAAACAGTTTGTGTTTCCGGACGGGGACCTTCATTTCGAAGATCCGCCACGGAGCACCATCAATCCACACGGTGGACTGAGACTGAGCGATCGCGGACGCCGGAGGAGAGTCCAAAGTGTCATAATCAAACGACATAAGGATATTCCCTGCGGCATCGGTACCCTTGAGGTTCTTGTACCTGTACGTGATGGAGTGAACAATGTACGACTCATATAGAGCTGCATGTCCACTTAACCAAGGGAAGCTATTCGCTAAACCTGGGTTACACGGAACGTCAAGGACGTTCGAGAAGGCAACTGAACCATTAACAGTAGCAATTCTTTCGCACTCCCGGTAACGGGTTGAATTCATACCAGTCTGACGACTGGAGCGATTCATGGCCGTAGGGGCGCGAACAGTATTCTTTGCTTGCTTACCTCGCTGAGGTCCAGAGCGCGCATTGGGACGCTGCTGATTTCTTGGAGTTTGTTTACGTCGTTGAGTAGACATAAGTGAACTAATATGGGATCCACCAGTTCGGGGCGGACTATACATCATAGTGGAACTTCACAGAGCTGAGCTCTGGGTGAAGGTACGCCGTGTAGTCTCTCGACATTTTGGTTAGTACGGAAGTATTAAGCTTTCTCTCACGG